TACAATACGAATTCAAACGGCGATATGTACCCAAACACGGACACTAATTTTTCAGGATGGGTTTTATGAAGCAATACAGACCAAAAGACGAAAATGTAAAGAAGCTTAAGCTATACTTAAAAAAACTAACAAATGGCAGAAAAGAAAATAAGTCAATTAACCGCGAAAGGAACTAACCTAGCTTCTACGGATTTAATTCCAATAGCAGAAAGCGATGGGCTAGGAGGCTATGTAACTAAACATATTACAGGAGCAGAAGTAGTAGGAGGCGCAGGTTCTACAACTATTTACAACGGAGACGGACAGCTTTCCGCAGACCGAACAATAGACTGCAATAGCAACTTTTTAAAGTTTTCTAAACTAGAATATTTATACTTTCAAAGCAACGCTGTTCCTTCGCCAAGCGGAACGCCTTTCGTAGACTTTTTTATAGACCCTTCAGGTGCTGCTACAAGCGACATTTTCAAAATACGCGACACAAGCACAACAGCTTTCAAAGTACAAAATGACGGAACTATAGAATTTAACGAAGCCTATACTTTTCCCCAAGCGGATGGCGGACAAGGACAAGTTTTAAGAACGGATGGCGCAGGCGCTTTAAGCTTTTCAAATTTAAGTATAGGTTTATTTTCACAAACTGCAGACGGAACAGCCGTAACAAATACTACAACGCCTACAAACATTTTAGGAACAGGCGTAGGTACTTTAACTGTACCTGCTAACGGATTCACGGCAGGCGATTCTTTCCATTGTAATATCAAAGGGCAAATAAGCTGCTTAAACAACGAAACAATAGTAATAGAATTAAAATCAGGCACAGTTAGTTTAGCTACAAGTGGAACGCTTACGCTTCCAACAATGACAAACCAACCTTTCGAAATAGAAGCTGATTTCACTATTCGAGCAATTGGAGGAGCAACAACGGCATCCATATTTACGTGTGCTGAATTCAACTACATTCAAAATTCAGGTACTTCTTTCCAAGGGAAAATGTTCCAAACTTTAAATAATACGACATTCGACACTACAATAAGCAATACTTTAGAAGTTCACGTAACTTGGGGAAGCGCAAGCACTTCGAACAGCATACAAAGTAGAATTACTAACTTAAGAAGAACGTACTAATGGCAAATACTATAGATTGGGGACAAGGCGCAGTAAATAATACAATTGATTGGGGCAAGGGAAAGACGAACGCTACTAACAATTGGGGTGCTATATACGACAGCACAGCAGCAGGCGAAACTAACATAACAGGAAGCGGAGGCGGAACGCCTTTTACTAATACTTATTCAATGTCGCTAGATGGGGTGGATGAATACTTCAATGTAGGTACTTCGTCTTTAGGTATTACAGGCGCTATAACTGTTTCAGCTTGGGTAAAAATACCAACAACAAACACAGGCGGCGGTTCTCCTTATATTCAAATGATAATATGCGAAGATAATACAAGCGGAGGACAAAGAAATTGGGCTTTATCTTGGAGAGGAACAGGCTATAATTATTTCAGCTTTCAAGTATGGCATACTAACTTAACTACTACTTCAATAAATAGTACTGGAATAACGCCAAATGACAATCAATGGCATCACTTACTAGGAACGTTTGACGGCACTACAGGAACTAACGGAATGAAATTTTATATCGATGGCGTTTTAAATGGTCAAAAAACTGCAACAAGTACGGGCGTTAATTCTTATGCTTCAACTGAAACGACAATAGGAGCATTAACAGGCGGTGGCGGAAGGAGATTAGAGGGAACTATTGACGAAGTAGCTATATGGAATACTGACCAAAACACGAACGCTTCTACTATTTACAATTCAGGAACGCCTACAGACCTTTCAAGTCTTTCTCCTTTAAGTTGGTGGCGAATGGGAGACGGCGATACTTGGGGAGGTTCATCTTGGACACTTACTGACAATGGTTCAGGTGGTAATGATGCAACTAGCGTAAATATGGAAGAAGCAGACCGAGTTACAGACGTTCCCTAAAAAATAAGAAAATGGATTTAAGAATAAGCAATACATACGCAATAATCGACATAAACGACATTACAAGCGTAGATTTTAGCCAAGTTGAACAGAACAGCGCGGAGACAGTTAGAAAGTCGTTAGACGGCTTGAAATTCGTTTTAAAATGGAACGAAGAACCTAGCTTTATTGCAGACGGAACTATTGTTCCCTTGCAAACGCTTACACACGAAGAATGTTTAGCTTTGATGTCTACGGCAGAATGGAGCGAACCTGTAGAATAGGCTACAAAAAGACGAATAATAAGTTAATATAATATGCATCGAAAAACACTAGCAATACTATACTTTGTAATAGGCTACGCTTTAGGGCTTTCAATGTTTGTAACAGGTGCAGAAATATACGTAAGAATAGGTGGAATATTTATCTTAATTCTTTTAACTTACAATGTTTTAACACAACTAGAACAATGAAAACGCAGTTTACAATATTACTTACCAAACTTAAACTAAACGCTCTCCAAATGTCTGCTATTGTATTTTCTTTTTTCCTTCCTATTTCAGGTATTCTTGTTTTGATAGCTTTTGCTATAATGCTTGATACTATCACTGGCATATGGAAAAGCCTTAAACTAAAAAAGCCTATTACTTCAAGAGGGCTTTCACAAATAGTAAGCAAGATTCTTTTGTATGAGTTTACTGTAATGTTGTTCTATTGCATAGACAAGTTTCTAGTAAGCGATATTGTAGCGCAGTTCTTTACTATTGATATGCTAACGACTAAAATTCTTTCTTTAGTCCTTGTTTCTATAGAAGTAATTTCTATAAACGAAAACTACAAGGCAGTAAGAGGCGTAGACTTATGGGATGCGCTTAAAAACTTATTTAGACGAGCTAAAGAAATCACAAGTGAATATAAAGAAATCAATGCGGACGATAAGTGAATTAATAGTACACTGCACAGCAACGCCTGAAGGCAAATACTTCGATGCTTCGCACATTGACAAATGGCACAAGCAAAGAGGTTGGAGCGGAATAGGCTACCACTTTGTTGTTTTACTAGATGGAACGATTGAATACGGCAGGGACTTAAACAAAGTAGGAGCGCACACACAGGGCAAAAATTCAACTTCTATAGGTATTACTTATGTAGGCGGAATGGATGCGGATATGAAGCACGCCAAAGACACTAGAACAGAAGCCCAAAAAGAAAGCTTACTTCTTTTACTTAAGACGCTAAAGAAGCTTCATCCTGAAGCTGTTGTTTATGGACATAGAGATTTTTCTACGAAGGCTTGTCCTTCATTTGATGCTAAAACGGAGTATGCGGATATATAGTTTATTACTTGTTCTTTTTATTTGTTCGTGTACAGCTAAATGGCACTACAACAAAGCATTAAAAAAAGGACTTGAAATAACTACTAAAAGCGACACTATCCGAATTGTAACTATAGACAGCGTTCCAGTAATAAAACACGATACTATAGTCTACGAAAAATACTTCACTTCTAAAGATACTATTGTTTATTACAAAGATGTTTACGTTCCAAAGACGATTAGAGAAATACGAATAGAAAACAAGCTAATAAGAGACACAATAAGAATAAAGGAAAAAGCCAAAGTACAAGTAGAAAAACAAGAAACTAAACAAACCAAAGCAGAAAACAACGTATTTACAAAATTCTTTCTAGGGCTTATTTTAGGGATTCTTTTTACTTTAATTCTTGGCTATGCTATAAGGATGAAAAGATGGAAATAATTAAGCACGCAGAAAACATACACGAAATAAAAGTAGATGGTACGAAAACACGAATAGCAATGCTTTCGGACATACATTGGGATAATCCTAAATGCGATTGGAAGCTACTTAAAAAAGACCTAGACTACTGCTTACAGGAATCTATTCCAATAATGATAAACGGCGATATGTTCTGCCTAATGCAAGGGCGCGGCGATAACAGAAGAAACAAATCCGATATAAGACCTGAACACAATAACGCGCACTATTTAGATTCAATCGTAGAAACAGCTGTAGAATGGTGGTCTCCATATGCGCACTTGATTACTGTAATAGGCTACGGAAATCACGAAACAGCTATAATAAAATTTCAAGAAACGGACATATTAAAGCGATTCGTAAAACTTCTAAACTTAAAAAATCATACTAACGTTCAAGTAGGCGGTTACGGCGGATGGCTAATTATAAACAGCGCAGTACGACAAAAGCCAAACAATAGACCTGAAAGACGAGTATGCAAGATTAAATACTTTCACGGAAGTGGTGGCGGTGGTGTAGTAACAAAAGGCGCGTTAAACTTGACAAGGGCTTTAGAAATGTACGAAGACTTTGACGTTTTTACTATGGGACATATTCACGAAAACGCTGCTAGGAACGATGTAAGAGACGTTATTTTATTAGGACAAGGCATTTATAGGCACGTTCAAAAACAGCTGCATTTAATGCTTACAGGAACGTATAAAGAGGAGTACGGAACGGGCGCCAAAGGATGGCATATAGAACGCGGAGCACCTGTAAAACCTACTGGCGGACGTATTTTAGAGATAAGTTATAAAAGAATTAAGACAGAAAAAGAAGATTTTTACAACAAACAAGTCGATAGTTTCAAATTTCCTTTGTAACTTCGTACCGCACAACCTTCCATAGTGCTTTATTTCATAGTGCAAGGGCGTTCTTCGGAGCGCCTTTTTTTATTCCTGAAACTTTTTTTTTACTTTTTTTGTTTAAAAGTATTGCACAATTAAAAATAAGTATTATATTTGTGTATAACAATTTTAAAAAACAAAGAAAAATGAAAAAAGTTAGAAGTTTTAAAGACATTATAAATCACGAAGCGGTAATGTATGTTGATACCAAAGAGTACGACGAGACACAACCACATTATGATAGAGTACCAATATTAATAGGATTAAAAGAAGGTTATAGGTGTGCGTATATGGGGTGCGGAATAATAAGTGCATTATCGAAAAAAGATGCAATTCAAATGTTAAACGAAATTCAAAAAATAAAATAATAAACAAAGGGGGGTGCGCATCCGTAACGCACGATAAAACAAACACTATGAAAAAGACCAAAACAATTTACGAACTAGCCGAAGGCTATTTAGACCAAGTAACGCAGATTACTAAACTAATAATCGAGAAACAAAGAAACGCTTCCAACGAACAGGAAAGCGCCATCTATTCCGAATTGATTAAAGAAGTACACCAAATAGTATTAAATCCTAAAAACACGCAACTATGAAAAAGCTAATTAATTATTTCACGCCAACAACAGCAGAACACAAACAAGCTATAACACACTTTTTAGCGCCTCTAACGGCTTTTCTTATTGTGTTTGTTATAGTTTATCATTGGTTCAATTAAAAACGCCTTAAATCAAAGAAAAATGAATTTAGAAAATGTATACT